CAGGTACGCTTGCTAGATTACAAACTAGTATTGACGGGATTGGAAAAAGCATTACTGATTTTTCTGCTTCTATAAACAATTTTTTAAAAGACTACGGTACGCCTTTAGCTATGCTTGCTGGGCTAGCAGGTTTAATAGGTTTTGGTGGCTTGGGTGGACTTGCTAATTTAGTTGCAGCGATAATAAATGCAATGAATAAAGGCCCAAAGGTACCGGTACCTCCAACAGCTACACCACCGGCAGGGCAAAAGCCAGGTGCGCCAGGAGCACCGCCGTCGGGTGCGCCAGGAGCACCAGCTCCAGGTACGCCGGGTGCTCCAGGTAAAACCGCTGAGCAGCCTAAAATTGATCCTAAAACGGGCAGAATGCGCGATCCTAAAACAGGTAAATTTTTGCCTACTCCGAAAAGCCCTGTTAGTATTACTCCATCTCCAGGTGCTACATCTACATCTGCAGCTAGTTCAGCCGCAGATCCTAAAATGTCAAAGGTGGCTAATAAAATTGTTAAAGGACTTGGCGCATTGGGTATCGGATTTACAGCTTATCAGTTCACTCAGCTTGTTGGACTAATAGATAATCCTAACTCAACTCAAAAAGACAAGCAAGCAGCAGTCGCCGGTTTCCTAGCATCAATGATGAGTGCTGGTGTTGGCGGCACGGCCGGCGCAATTATTGGTGCATTCGGCGGGCCGTGGGGTTCGTTAATTTTTGGTGTAATTGGTGCTGGACTAGGAGCTCTAGGCGGAGAGTTGCTAGGCGAGTATATTGCAAAATGGGCATTTGAAGAAGGCGAACCTTCACAAGAAGACATTGATAAGAGAAATAGACAAATTGGTATAGATCAGTATTTAGATAAAGTTAATGCTAGACCTGAAAAACCATTGAACCCCGGTACAAAAGGCTTTGGTGCACGAGCAAAAGCTTATGCAGACTGGAATGCTCAATACAGTGAAACACACAATCCAGATGGTACACCAAAAGCTAGTGTGTCTACTGGAACTGCTATGGGTGGCCGCGGTAGCATAGTAGAAAAACCTGGCGAAAGAGAAGCTTATATGAAAGCTGAAGCTGCTCGTCAAGCAGCTTTAAATGATGAAATTCTTAAACCTGGTGCTTTTGTATTAACTGATACACCAGAAAGTATGGTAAGCGGCAGTACTAATCGTAAAAATGGTTTAAATACTGTAGCAGGCAATGGTAGCGGTGGAGGAGCAGTGATTATTAATGCACCGGTTAGTGCGCCATCATCTATTAATTTAACAAATGGTGGTTCAAGTGTTAATCAATTAAGTATTAGTGGCGGAGGTGGAGTGGGTATAGGACCATCTATGCTACCGTATGGATTAACTAACGCATACAATTAATAAAAAAGGGAGCTTTGAGCTCCCTTAGTTTATTTAGAAGGTTGGTTAAACCAAGCTTCCCATTCTTCATCTGATACTGGCCACATGATTAGTCTTTCTTAGAAACAAAACCATAAAGCTCTTGAGCTTTCTTAGTTAGTTCTTCAATAGAGTATTGAGCCGGTATAAATTCTTTCCACGTTTCAGCATTAACCTTTCCAGCATCAAGCGCGGCTTCATATGCACGATGCGCAAACTGCATGTTAAGTTCTTGTTGACGATCCATGTATTCCTTAGCCATTGCAAGGATTTCTGTGCGAATTTCGAAAGGGTTTTTGTTTGACATAATAGTCTCCTGTGTTGTGTGTAATGATGCCACAATTACTTGTGACGGGCTTTGCGCATTCCAGCGCGGGTTTCTTGCATCACTTCTAAGAGGTGAATAAAGAAATTCTTAATGGGATTAAACATTAAATGGTTCCTTCTGCTTTAGGTTGTGGGAATAGTTTAGTAGCGTATGAATCAACAGAATATTTAGCAAGATCAGTAAAGTTTTTTGCTAGCATTTTAGCAAAAACTGTTTGCGCATTAATAAAATCGTGAGCGGCTTTGTTTAACGTAGGATCAGTAATAACTTTATCCGTTAAACCGCGCTTAGTTGTTTGAAACGCTTCGATATGAGCTTCTAGCGTTAGGTATGGTGCGAACATTGAAAACATATTTTTCCTTTTGTGTTGTGTGTATGAAATGGAGGGCATTTCACCCTCCTAGTTTTATTTATCCGTTGAGTACGGCATGCGCTAACGTACCGCTAGAGCCAATAACAATTTTATGCGGCTTCTTTTCTTCTGGGATTATGTTCTCGAGCTGAATAGTAAGGATACCATCTGCAAGATTTGCTGCTCTTACCAAGATTGTATTTACAAGCGTAAAGCTACGCTCAAACGATCTAGTTGAAATACCTTTATGGATATATTCTTGAGTAGTGTCTGTTTTATTACCCCTGATAGTTAAGACACCATCTTTAAATTCAATATCAAGATCTTCGATTTTAAAGCCAGCAATTGCAAGTTGCAGCTCATACCAATTTTCTTTTGTTTTGATGATATTGTATGGGGGATAATTTGATTGAATCGTGGGCTTTGATACTTTGTTAAAAAGATTATCAAATCCAATAAAGAATGGATCATTCAATAGATCCGCGTTGATTCTACGCGTGGCTGTGCTAGTCATTTTGCTATCTCCTTATTAAGCAAGATTAAGTTGTGCCGTTATTAACCGGCGGTTTAAATAACGTAGGAACCCGAAGCATTCCTACACTATTATTTATACACCCGTGCTGCCAAATCCGCCTTCGCGATCAGTTTTTTGCACAGGTTTTTCTTTTGTTTCTGCAATTTTTGTACGAAGAGTTTTCTCAATTAAGCACTGAGCAATGCGCTCTCCGTTTTCGATTGTTGCCATACTGTCTGACATGTTTTGTAGCATCATAAATGATTCTTCTACGTAGTCAGAATCAATTATGCCAACACCATTCGCCATCGTCAAACCTTTTTTAAGCGCTTGACTAGAACGAATAAACATCTTCATAACATGACCCTGAGGAATATCGAAGATGAGACCTGTTGGTACTAGTACTCGAATACCGGGTGGCAGTTGAAAAGCGTCTCGTGCTCCACCGACACCTTTTACAACAATCACCATTTCTTTGTTAAAAGCGTTAAACGATCGTAAACGTTGACCATTAATAATACATGCTTTAATATCAAAACAAGCTGATCCGGCTGTTGCGTATTCAGGTAGTTCTGCTGCTTCATTCACTTTATATACATTCATAATCACTTTTTCCCAATGTTGTATTTAGCCTCTAAAATCCATTCAGATTTTTCTTTGTGAGATAAAATCTTAATTTGATTCAACGGAGCGACTGGTTCTTCTGATGCACCTGGATGTGTGACAGTAACCAATCCCCACTCATCGACAAGATTAGTAATAGTATTACGTCTTGCCATGTCTTCTTCAGTAAACGTGTTCGTCTTTCCGTCTAATATAAACAATTCTTTAAAATGTAGAATTGCGTATCTTCCTTGCTTATGTAGAATATGACAAGTTTGATATAACTTCTTTTCTTTTCTCGAAGAAATGCCAATTCTAGTAAGTGTTTCTTTTACTTTCAAGAAACTATCAGGAGAAGGAAGAGAAACCTCGACACCAACTCCTTTAAAAATGTCCTCATTTTGCATAACGACAGCACCTTATTTTTTATGTTATTATTGTTCACGATGCCCACCATGACCATCAATACATATTTATTTTATTTTGAAACTCCGCCTGTAACAAGCTTTTCATGAATAATAACAAGGTCTTCTTTCGATAATGCTTTAAGATATAGCTTTGCAACAGTGCGATTGCAAGAATACACGTGTTGAATCGCGTCTAGATCTACACTCTTTTCTGCTTTAGGCCATTTAGAAAAACGTTTACGCTTGCGTAGCGCTCCTCTGTAATAATCAAATTGCGCAGCGTCAAACAAATGGGCGCGCTGATTCATTTCATTTGCATGCAAAATTGTATCTTCGAAGTTTGCAAAACCACGATTAATAATATAAGCGTTGTATTGCTTTTCAGCAAGCGCTGGTGCTTCGTGATTGCCAATTAAATCTTCTTTAGTTTCAGAAACGGCACTCATGAAATCAAATGGGCTAATATCTTTAGACATTATGAATAACCCTTTCCAAATATTTTCATTGCAATAGCTGGCGGTGTAAGGTCTTCACGATCAGCAATAACATCCATTTCAAATTTAGATGGATAGTGTCTTAGCAAACGACGAGCTTGATCACGAATACGTTTTGGTACTCGTGGTGTTACTTTTGGATCAAGCAGTTCTACTAAAAAATCGTGTGTCCATACAACTGCGTTTGTTCTTTCAATTGGCACTGTCATTTTTTACTTCCTCAATAGCTTTTAATACATCATTAACATCATTGGCGCAAGTTGGGCATGCCATAATAGTATGCGGGCCTTCTGCAGTATTTAATTTTACACTAAAAGCAGTTTTCTTGTCAACTGTTTTAAAGCAATAAAAGCATTCAACAGTGCTTTTTGTAAAAAGGTTTTTAATCTGCTCGATCATTTTTTTCAATAGGATTGTCGTAGTAATCTGTGAGGCCTTTACGTTGACGATCTTTTTTATATTCAGTCATAACAAAAGATTCCCATACAATAAAAGCGACCAAAATTAACAAGTAAAGACCAAACAAAATTGGTAGAAAATCAAGTGACATATGCTTCCTTTATTTGTATTCTGATTCCATCATGACTTCAGTCAAGAATGCAACCATATTAACTTCGAGATCAGCAACAAAGTTTGATTTGTACATATAATCTGCAAGTGTGACTACAAAACCTGGCATAGATTTTAGTTGAACTTTGTCGGTTGACATATCATAGATACGACGAAACATTTCATTCATGTCCTGATCT